CAACCCTACAGAGCTCTGTGGGCATCATGGGTCCTAGGACCCTGGATTCTGAAAAGAATCCCTCTCTACCTCGTAAAAAGAGGCAGCGCCGCAAGGATAAGACTAAATTAGAATCTCTTCCTGCGGTAAATCCTTCTTCCGGAGATCGAAACTCCCCGGAGAAGGGTACGCCCTTGTTTATGACGTTCGGAACGTGGGATATGCCTATATCCCATGTCTATTACCGAAGTCATGAAGGCCTAACGGAATCCGCTAGGCTACTCCCCTTGTTCACATATCCTATTGAGGTCCTTGCTAACTGCAGGAACTTTAGGATGGACAATGGGGTGATAAAAGGGTATGGGAAGGCGGTCCTGAATATCAGGCCGCCAACCCGAGATCCCACTCTCTCAATTCAGGAGTATTACGCGTTATACGCCGAGGATATTCTCCGCACGGTCTCTTCGATTACGAAGGACTCCGGATTTACTCGTCCCGATATTCGTCGATATCGACGGAACATCGAGGTACTCTCCTTTATGAGGGCTACGTGGGATTCCCTACTTGCCGCATACCAGTTGGTAAGGGCTAGGGAACTCCGGAAATACGGCACCTTCTTGTCTCTGCTGAACTCAGCAGAGCTAAGAGGTATAAACCGATTCCGGAGCCAGCTGGTCTCGCATCCGCTTGAAGCGGCCCAGAGGCTTAAGGCCTGTTGCCAAGCAAATCGTGCTTGGTACTACGGCGCTAAAAAGCCTACTGGGAGGTTGTTCATCTTCCGCGAGAAAGTGAATGCGCTCTTGTCGAGTTTCTCGGCAAGGGCGCTTCCTCCAGCTCCTAAGTCAGACGAAGGGATCAAAGGACTGCTCGAGAGGTTAACCTCTGAGCCAGCCCGAGAACCCGACGACTGGCGGCCTTTCGTCAAGGCTTATATCCAACGCTGGAGACCAAAAAGGGATCCAGTTTTGTTCACCATGCCGTCCGGTCATGCAGCCCTCGGATATCCGAGAGGAGCAGGTGGACACGTGGCAGGCGTTCAACACTTAGTGTTGGTTGGATATGCCGTGGCGAAGGCGGAGGGTCTTCAGAATACTGAAGAAGAGTTCGGTACGTTTGACTTTTGGTCCACCGTTAAAGACGGTGCGTACCTTGAACATCTTTCAGATCAGCTTCATCCCCGGTCTCAGTTGAGGCCGGACACGAAGATGGCCGCTTCCCTTTTTAAGGGAAAATGGGATGAGTTGGAGAAAACTCTCCCTGGCGTTTCTGAAGCCCTCCAATACTATCTGAGGAAAGGGACGGAATACGTGCTCGATCGAGTCACGTACCTCCCTATTCTTCCGATAGTGGCTGAGGAGAAAGGATTGAAAACACGGTTCCCTACTGCCAGTTTGACAGCAGCTAACCTAGTGCAACAAATCCTACGCCGGGTGCTTGACCATGTTATGGTCAACGATCCCCGGTTCTCCTCTGCCCTGGGTGGCGACCGCGACATGGATCTTGGTGGCGAGATGGGCCCCTGGTATAGCCAGGACGCCACAGCTGCCACAGATTACCATGCACAGTGGTTAACTCAGACAGTCTACGAGGAGCTTGCAGATGTTTATCCACAGCTCGCTCCTTACCGGAAGTATTACAACCTCCTCTTCGGGGTCAAGAAAATCTTGCCGCATGATGCGGACCCATGGGAGTTTCATCCGGAAGGACTGTCTTTGCGCTACCCGAAAGCACCTCTTCTCAGTGAGGAGCCCACACTTGGTGTGTGGGATTATCAAGAGAAGATGGTGCTGAGGAAGTCCGAGCTAGGTCACGCCAAGTTTATACTTGAAGACGTGAATACCTGGCTGGACGACCTCAACTCTACGCGCGGGGTACTGAC